TGGCAAGTTTGGCAAGTGCACGTATTTGCTGTGGGCGTGCTCGATGCCTAACATATGGGCGCTGAATATGTTCAACTGCTTCATCTCCACAATGGGCGTCAAACCGCCTTTGATCCTCTTCGGTGGCGGCGACTGGGCCAATTCGGCAGAGGCGTTCGTAATGAAACTGAACACTCTGACCCAATTGCTCTGCATTCATGCCTGATGTGTAGATGCCTGTTGTTTTAGGTCGTTTGTCGTCACTATCTTGATCGACACCAATTGTTGCAGCATGATTCCAAACCCAGGCCATTTGTTTAGTCATGGCATACGTGACAGGACCTGTCACTGCTTGGAACTGGGGGGTACGTCCTGATATCAATCGAGGGGCAAATTTCTCGATTCCAGGTATTTCCGTGTCTACAGATTCGGGATATGATTTTAGTTGTTTCTCCCGTTTTACGAAGCCTTTAACTGTGGGGATTTCCTCGACCCCGTGTCGCAATCCAATCTTTGCGAGAATAAGTTCGCCTCTACGCTTTGGTGGGAATCGTTTGACCCACACAGCGAAGGCTGGGCTAAGTATCTGTCCGTCCTCAACACGTCCAGGGTACTCAATTACTGGTAGAATTTTGTCAAGTACTGGTCCCATCTCCTCCCATGCTCCTGGAGCAGGGTCAGGTCGTTCGAGACAGCCTCTTGAAACTACAGCCACCATTTCATTGTGTGTGCAAGATCTGGCCACAACAGGGATTCGGTCTTGAACTGCAAAACCTACTTGTGTCGTTCCATGTTTTGGTACACAATATATCTCATCAGGCTCATGTACGACTGCGCTACGATGCATGGTTTCGAGGGGATAAGCCTCCATACAAACGTCGGTCCTTCTAATTATGGGATGGATCCAAGCTACATTCATAGATGCCCTAGTTGAATAACTGGCAAATCGTAGTATCACCTTTGTTCCGGTGTCCTTGATCCTGGCCATGGAAGTTTTGATCCATGGTAATTTCTCCATAATGAGCTCTAAGAGATAACTGATGACTGAGTCAAAACTAGCTTTCTGTATCTGACCACCGTCTTTCTTTGATCGATTGGCATACCACCTAAGGAATATCAACCTAAGGAACCAAATCGTGAAGAACATGCCAGCGCCAGCCAAGGTGCCCTTGATGAATTGCTGGAATGGCCAAAGTGTGTCAGGTGAGAATTTGAGAAGTTTACTGAGGTTTTTAATGGGCTCAATTTTGCTGTGCAAGTGTGGGTGCAATAGTGATGATTCCTGCTCTACCCCTGAGAAGAACCCCAAGACGGCCGAAGCCGTGATAGAGTCCGTCATCATGTCTGGTGGGATATTGTAGCGTTTCAC